CCATACTACCTTCCTTCCAAAAAAGCCGCCGAGCCCCGCCCGGCAGCCTCTAAAACCAGCTCGTCGCTTTCCGGCGATATACTTTTTGCTTTGGCTTTCCATCCTCTGTATAATTTCTCACGTTGTACTGGTGCAACCGGCGCATGAGGAGAAATACTTCTTTCCCCGTGTAAGTCCTCAGCCGGATTGGGTCAAGTGCCCCAAACACCCGGCAAAGGCTTACGTCCATCTCAAACATAGATTCATAGATTGTTACGTCGTCGCACCGCTCTAGTTTCCCTCTGTGTCTGCTCCAATGTTCAGCATTTCATCCGCAGTGTAAAGCGTCACATCAATGATGAGGCTGATTACCTCTTCGAGCCTTGTGCGCCGCAGTTCCTCGCGCGTCAATCCGTCGAACATAGTCAACAGTAAATCGTTAATGACCGGCATCGCCTGAACAACTGTCTTGCCGATGGTAATGGCGTTGTTCTTTTCAGTAATATCGCAGTTTACCACAGCAGCAATATCTTCAAGCGTGCCATACATCACATGGATTTCTTCCGTTTCGTACGTCTTTTCGATTTCTTTGGGAGAATGTTCTTTGTAAATGTTTAACTTAAACATGCGCTACCTCCTTAGCCTGCCGGATTTTCCTCTGCGTTCTGGGTCTGTTCGCCGCTCGGTGTCGTTTTGATGATGTCATCAGGTGTCTGTACTTTGGAAAAGAATTCCTCCTCAGACATACCACAAGAGTCAGCTGGAACAACCGTTGCTTTTGCCGATTTGTTGTCGTTTGCAACGAATTTCTTCTGTGTGTTTACACCAGTGTAGGCAAGTTCCTGACCGTTTGCGTCTGTGCCATTATCTTTCGACTTGTGTGAATCGGACGGGTTTCCGAATCTGCCTTTTAAGCGCCATACATAGTATTCTCTGCCGTCTGTATCTTCTGTGATATAGCCCATAGCCATGTATGGCGGTGTTGCCGTTCCTTCAATCAGTGCACCGGTTTTCTCGTCGAATTTCTGCCCGGTGATTGCTGATGTATTTTTCAGTGATACCGCCGATACATTGACATTGACCGTATCTGCTCCGGTTGTGTTAATAACAATCGCCGCTTCGTTGTCATAGTAGTGAGTATCACTTGATGATTCGGTTTCCTTTGACAGTTCCGAAGTGCCTGCAAGAGCAAACGGTGTATCATAAGTGAGCTCGTCTTTCGTGTCTTTTTTTAACGGTGCCACCACGAGGTTTCTGATACCACGATATTCTACGATTTTTTCATCACTCATTTTTTTGTTCCTCCTAATTTCTTTTTTTATAAATTACATGGATACCGCGCCCGGTATGTGTAGGCTCGTCGCTTGCGACTGAGTACCCTGTTCCCGGCACGATAAAACCATTCTTAACAAGTTCCTGCTTGACCGTCACCGGCATTTTATATACCAGTGCAGCGTCCGTACTGTAAAAGTTGACATCATAGTCGTAAAGTTCGCAATGCGCTTTGTTATCGTAAAAGCTGGAGTCGTCTCCCGGATTCTGCCAGTATGTAAAAAAATGTTCCGGATACTCTTCCCCTTGTGCAAGGGAACCCTGCAATATCACCGGATAATCATATTGTGATAATATTTCAATCAGTTTATCTTCCATTTTCAGCCTCCTAGCAGTTTTTTAATCCCTTTTTGAAACGTCTCCTCTTGTGCTTTTTTGATTCGTTCCTGTGCTTTCTTTCCGTACACATCAGCGTACAGCTTTGTGTCCTTTTTCATCCTCGGCGTGCCGTACATCAAAAAGATAGATGGTAATCCACCTTGTTTGATGTCAAATCCGACCGAGATATTGGCTTTGGTGCCATCCCATTTCACGTCGGCTTTTGTGACGATGGACTCCTGCGTGCTTCCGGTTCGGTGGTGCTTCGTCATGTCCTGCACGATAGGCGGCGTCACCGCTTCGTGTGCCGCTTTCAGACAACTTTCTGCAAGCTGTTCAACCTTTCCTCCTGCTTTCTCCCACTTTTCTGCTAAATCTTCCAACTGGGAGAAGTCAATCATGCCTTTCCTTGCCATCACGCGCCCCCTTTAACGGCTCTGACCTTTGCTACAAGGTACTGATTCTTCATAGCGATGTTTTCCGGAGTACCTAATACCTCATACGTTGTCCCGTTAATTTTGAAACGGCTCGCCGGAGTAATGTCCGGTCTGAACCACGTCTCAAGCGTTGCGGTGTTTTCGACAACAATCTGCCCGTTCGATGTCTTTTCTGTGCCTCCAAAGGTGCGGAAAGACACATAGACGCGTTCACCTTCGCCGTACTGCTTTTGTTTCACGCCTTTTACCAATGTTTCGCCCACTGGATTCAAAAGCTCCGCCGGTACAACGTATGGTAAATTCGGTTGCCATGCCATACTGTCACCTCCTAGTAACTCAACTGGATTACTCTTTCTTTGAAGTAGGCCGACAGTTCGCCGCTGTACAAAAGGTCATTGACACCTCTTGAAAGAACACCCATCACGACAGACGACGAAAGATTTTCTTTCGGAACTCCGGCATCCGTCAAGTACTGTTTAATTTCTCTCAGATACCCAAGCAATCTCGCGTCTTGATAGTTGCCGGTAACCCCGAGCGAGTTTTTAACTTCTTTAAGCTGTTCGTCTTCCGTCATTTCTGCCATAATGGTCTCCTTTCAATTAGCCTGTCGGCTCTTCGCTTTTATCAGATGCAGTGCTTGAGCTCGCTTTGCTCTTGCCTTTTTTGATAAGGATAAAGCCGTTTGCATCTGCTATCTTTCCGTCCACAATCAGGATAACCTTGTTCTTGAGTTCATTTGTGTCGTGGTCTGTCCATTTCACTACCTGCATCTCAAGATTTGAATTCACAACGTAGTCTTTAAGGTCACCGAAGATGGCGAACACATCACCAACAGCTGCGTCCTCGTAGTAAGGGAGTAATTCCTCCTCGACGGTCTCAACATCCTTACCCATAAAGCGGTAGGTTTCCTCGCCATTGACGCCGTAGTTGGTACGTCCAACCGGCTGACCGTTCTTATCCTCCATACCATCGATTTTCTCATCGAACGTCGACTGTGCCATGATGAAGCATCCTTTGCGATAGCTCTTCTTGATTTTGGCTTTCATTCTATGCCAGCCGTTCCACGTCATATCTTCCGGTGCCATGGTGACAACAGTTTTTACACGTGTATCCGTCAGGATTCCAAGCGGCTGTGTTGTGCCATCACCTTTGATGATTGCCTTCTCAAGAGCTTTCATGATTGCTTCTGTAGCAAGCGGCACAAAGAGCTTCTGAAACTCTTCAATTGTCACTACAGACGCCAACAAGGTCTGTGCAATCTTGCACTCGACACCGTAATAGCTGAATGTAACCTTTTCGTCCGCGCTCAACTTCTGGCTGTCTGATGCCTTTTCGCCGACCCATGCCGCCTCCGGCTTAATTGAGAGGATTGGGATGGCTACGCCGCCCTGGATATTGGTCTTGGTAACTTTGGCGTAAATGTTTCCATAGCTTTCCAGCTTCTGGATAATCTCACGCACCAAAGTGGTCGGAATTACCGCCCCGGCATCTGCCGTTCCTGTGACTGCTGCCGCTCTTTTAATCGGCACACGTAACTCCGTAGGAATCGGTGTACTACGGCACACATATTCAAGAAACGCTTTTTTGTACTCGCTTCTTTCTGTTGGGTCGTCCGTTTCCAACTGAGTTTCCGGACGTTTTGAACGGAACGCTCCAACGATACCCGCGTTTCTCATCTCTCCGGTCTGAGCGTTACTTCTCTGACCGTCGTCATTCTGTGCTGTTCCCTTTGGACTTCCTTCTCCTTCGTCTTTGTTGTTCCCTTCGCCTTCGGATTCCAAGTCCTTGATTTCCTCAGCGATGTCTTTTAAGTCATCCGCCGTTTCTGTAAGACGTTCATAAATGCTTCGCACTTCGGCTACGTCTTTCGATTCCTCAGCACGTTTCATTAAGTCTTCTTTGCGCTCCATCAATTTCTGCTGACGCGCTTTCAGTTTTTCAAGTCTAGTCATTTTTTAAAATGCTCCTTTCAATTTTACTTTTTCTTTCCACAGTTCCAACTCGTCACTCTCCAGTGATTTTCCCCGGACACTCTCCAGTGCCCTCTGCGCACTTTCCAGTGCTTTTTTATCTCTAGCCATGATGGAAGTATCTTCGTAGGCAGGAAAAGTCACCGCCGATACTTCCACAATGGTGGATATCTTTTCAATAAACCGCTTCGGGTAATCCGTGTCAAGGTCTTCCCAACGCTCTTCCTCAATCCAAAACATGAAACTCATGCCCGTAATGTCGCCGCGTTCGATGGCGCTATAAAGTGCCCTTGCGTCAGCATTGTTTTCTGTGTCGAGGTAGGCTCGAATCTTAAGCCCTTCCTTGTCGACTGTAAGCTGCAGCGTCGAATTTTTGTTATTGTTTCGACTTCTCGCCAGCGGGATTCGGTTCAGGTCATGATTTGTTAAAAGACAAACGTCGTGCAGGTCTGTTTTGTCCAGTGCCCCCGGTACAATTTCTTCGCGGAAGATGCCGCCGATATCTGCCTCTTTGTCATACACGACCGGACGCCCTTCTATGTAATTTCCTCGTTCGTCCTGCTCTGCCCGAACATCAAACATAAACGCCCGGCGTTCTGCCTTGTCACTCTTGCTCATTTTTTGCCCCTCCTTTTGCTTTTGCAAGCTGATAATCAATTGCTATGTCTGTGTCTATATAATTTAATGACTGTTTTCGTTTGCCCTCCAGTTCTTTCATTGGCTTAAGACCAAACGCTACCCTTTTCTCATTTTCGTAGAGTGTTCCGGTGTCTCCTAAATACTTCACCATTTCGACCTTTTGCTCTATGCTCATAAAAATGAGCTCATGCGTGAAAAATGCTATCTTCAAATTTCTCGCTCTCATGTTTTGTGTACAGAGTGCTTTTGTAAACGCCTCCTGATATCTGCCTACCAACTTCTCAATCGTCTTCTGGTAAAAAGCCTCATACTGCCCTTTGGTATAATCACCTGTCAGTATCGAAAGCGGAACACCGAACGTTCTCAGGATTTTCTCATCTATGAAGCGAATGGTGTCAGGGTCCACCAGTTTAATGTCGCGAGTGATTTTTGCGTAATCGCTTTTTGCATCCAAGTGTAAAATGCCGTTTTCCGCATTATTTAGTTTTCTTTCAAATTCTTTTATACTCTTTTCAGCTTTTTCTTCACTCATGAATGTTTGTGTTTTTACAACACCGTTTATTGCAAAACTACTTTTCACCGCTCCTGATATTCCCTGCATAATATCCTCGTTTAGCTGCAGCGTCTTTAAAAGTGCTCGTCTGTCCGGATTTCCCGATGCATCACCGCCCATGTAGTCGTTTGCAAAGTAGTTAATTCGAATGTGTATCACATCGCTGTATGCAAGTTGTGTTTTGTATCCGTTTTCAAACTCAAACTCCACAATCAAATCACCGGTCGGTGTTTCAAGAAAGGTTGTCATTAGAGGGTCAACCGGATAAATTGCACTATATCTTTTGTAACTGCTGCCGTCTGACCGCTTAACTATTTCATACACCGGAACCGCGAAAGCGTTTTGTCGTAAGTACAATCCATAGGTAAGTTTTTCGATAAACTCCGATTTCGTCATAATTGGATTCGGATTGTCCAAAAGGTTTTGGATTTGATAAACGTCGTTCTCCGGCGTCTGATAATCATTTCCAACGCCACGAATAAAACACGGTTCTAACTTCGACATCTCATTCGCGATACACTCTATCGCCTGCTGCACTACATCCGACACGTAGATGTCTCGCCCGAACTGGCTGAATATTGGAACCTGCCCGGTCATCACATCCGCATATTTTGTATTTTTAACTTTCGAGATTATCTTCCCCAGCCATCCCATCAGATTGCCTCCATTCTTTGACCATTCTTTTTAAGTCAGCGCGGTATCGCCTATATGTTTCGTACAAAATGACTGTTGTAACCGCTCCGTCTATTTTCTTGTTTCTTGCCGTTTTCACGACTAAACATTTTCCTTTATTGTCAACCGAAAGTCCGGCATTTCCAAAGCACCACCGGTCTACCGGGTTATTGTTATAGTTTATATTTCTTTTCTTCAAATCCGTCTCTACGAACTTGTTGGCCGTATCGAGTGTCATAGCATTCTGTAAAATCAATTCCAGCTCGCCGCCCTCTTTCGTCCAGCCATATTCTGACATCTGTCGGAGAAAGTCCTTCGCAAACTTCTGATCGTAACCACAGCACATCAGACGGATTCCGTACTCTTTGTATAAACTCCAAAACCAATCTGCTACGACCGTCAAATCAATGTCACTGCCTTCCGTTACGGTGATATATCCATCCCGCGCCCAGTCGGCATATTTTGCGCCGGCGCAAGAATCGTCATCGTCCTCTATCTTTCTTTCCGGCACGAAGTACATGGTGTGTATGTATTTTTTTCCATCATCATTCATCAAGAGAACTTTCGCACAACACAAATCCATTGTCTCAGCTAAGTCAACCGCTCCCAAGCACGGAGCACCACGAAATTCTTGCAAATCGTAAGTCGCATCGAAGTTGTAATCTTCGAGATTGAGCCACATTTCTACCGAATTTTGCTTGATATTGAAATCCTTCGCTAATACAAAAATCCGGTCTCCCTTCGACTTTTTCGCAAGTTCTACCTGTTCCTCCAGGTAGGAAACTTTCTTGATAACGCCCAGTGTCGGATTCGATTTCATCCACGACTTTGGATTTGTAAAAACTTCCTGCTCGCTGTCCTGTGTGTATAACCACGGCAGTAATCTTTTTCCTGCTTTCGTATCATCTTCGCCATTTATCACCCCGCGTCCTTTTTCAAGCTCGTCATCCAAGTAGCCTTCCTGCACAAACCCCTCGGTTGTTATGTCTACAAACTTCGGATTGTCTTTCAAAGACTGCGACTGCTCGATTGACTTGCCGATAACATTCGTTTTCATTTCGTGCGTCTCGTCGACTATTGCGAAATCAATGTTGCGCCCCTCTTTGTTTTTGGTTTTGTCCGACAATTTGAAAACTTTCGAGTTGGTGTTTTTGTTTCGGATGAATCTTTGATTTTTCTTTGAATCGAGGTCGCGTGGGTCAATCAACTGACGCATGGTATCAATCGCGTCATATGTAATCGATGCTTGGTTATCATCGTTCGAAGAGCACACGATATCAGCACCCTCATTCCCAACAAACAACTCCGTCACCGCAATCGCCGAACACGTTTCGCTTTTGGTGTTCTTTCTGGCAATCAGCAGCAGAATTTTTTTGAAGCGGTCAATCATCATCCCTCTTTCGAGTGACTCTTCTGACATTTTGAACGAGTACACGGCTTCTATAAAAGCCTTTTGCCACAGCATCAACACCATCGGTTGACCGTAAAAAGGTGATTTCGTCAGTTTTACGCAATTCTCCATGAAATCCATCCGAAGCAGTGCATCGTCTGTGTTGTAAAAGTACTCATCGTTTGAGAAGTCTTCTTTTAGATTGGTTAGTTCCTGACGGAGTTCCCATCCGGCTATGATATTCCCGCTCTCAATTTCTTCCCGATACTTTAGCAAAAAAGAGTCATCCGGTGTCCATATTTTCCTCTCCTTTATTAACAAATTTCTTGCCCCTTTCCGCTATCCATTTTCGCAGTGGAGACTCTTCATCGGTATTTGCGTCATCCACGAAGTTCAGGAGCAGTTTTAGACAATTTGTATACTGCTGGAGCAGTTCCTTGTAGAGTTTTGCCGCCGGAAGTACTTTTTGTTTGCAGTTGTCAGTTGGATGTACCTTGTAAAACGGGAGTTTTTTCAACTCCGTCAATTTTGACTCTAAAAAAAGTATTTCCTCAACAAGGTCGGCCGCTTCTGCTCTGTCCTTGCACAGTTTGGCAATCTCTTCTTTTCTCTCCATAGTAATTACTCCTTGGTATCGTCTTCCCCGACATCATCCGCGATGGTCGGCGAATCTCCCCAAATAGCAAATACCGCCTGCGTGACATCTTCCGGCTCGTTTTTCTGAATTTCCTTTCGTCCGGATAACGAATTAGCATACGCCCGGCGATGCGGGTCGCCAATCTGTACCATCTTGCCGTCAAGCGATACAAGCTGTGATGTCATGATACTAACTCCGTCCGGCGTCAGCATATCTACCGTCTTCTTTTTTTTGACTTCCATTTTCATCCTCCTTCCTATACGTGATACCAGCCCCACAGCTCGACACATCCCATGCCTGACACAGTATCCGCATCAAGTAGTACCTCATCGGTTTTGGCGATTTGCGTCGGTCTTGCTGTTTTTCCTTTTTCCGAGTCATAAACAAACAACTCAGATTTGTTATTCATCGACAGCGCTCCCGCCGTAACAAACGGTAGTCCTCTGAGTTTGTTCGGTATTGTTCCTGTCATGTTTGGTATCGCAACGTAAATATATACTAAGCCTTCTATTTTTTTATACATTCCCTTTGCGCTGGCTATATTTGAATTGCTGCTATTACTTAGTATCCCGGTAAAAGTGCCAGCTTCATAACTTGCTCCGCTTTCTCCGGCCGGTCCCGGTGGTCCTTGGATGCCCGGTACTCCTTGTGGCCCTTCATCTCCTGGGTCGCCTTTCGGTCCTTTGAATTTTCCAATCAAAACTTTTGCCATCGTTGTCACCTTCTTTCTTACTCATCCGGCAGGATGACATAAACATTTCCTTCATCATCCGTCTCGAATTGCGGTGGGTTATCATCGTCCGCGCATATCGCGTACAAATTGCCGTCTTTGTCTCCGGTCAATGCATAAAAACCGTTTATTGTCGTTATAATCCCGCTGTCTCCTCGTTCTCCTTGCTTTCCCGGCGGTCCTTGGATGCCCGGTACTCCTTGTGGCCCCTGAACGCCTTCGACTCCTTGTAGTCCTCGTTCTCCTTGGATACCCCTTTCTCCTTTGTACTCTCCGGAGGCAAGTTTTTTCACAAACTCGTCATTTAATGCTTTGGTATCGTTTCGCAACTGTTCGCATCGTTTAACATCTGTTTCCGTTTTGCTTTTTATATCAATAAGTGCTGTTTGAACCTCCGATATTGCCGCTGTAATTGCCGCATTTGTTACCGGATTTTTGCTCAACACATCCAGATACTCGTCCAGAGTGATTTCTTTCACTTTCAACTCTGTCTTTTTTGCGCCGGCGCAACTATAGAGGAACGTCGTTCTTTTTTCAAGTTTCAATTCCTTGTACAGATTTTCGTTGCCTAAGATGTGCACAAATTTCGATTCAATTGCGAAATCCACATACCTGACATGTATCATCCCGGCGTCCGATACATACTCGGTTGGTATCTGGATATCTTTTGTTGTAACCGACAAAGTCTTTTTGTAGTCGCATCCATAATATACTTCTAACTTTGCCGACGTTCCTGGGTTATATATGCGAAAATAAATAGCATTTTCTGCCGTCGATATCACATTCAGTTCCGGAACCAGCCCCTCCTCTGTATCTAATGTGATTACATTTTTCAACTTGTCATCACCTCAAATTTCATTTTTCAAAAATCTCAAAAATTGGCTTTCTGCGAAAGGAATGTCCCCCTTCACAGTTGCCCCGCGACCTCTAATTTTCATCAAGAGGGGGGGCATATCTTTCAAACCATTCTTCAATAAATCGTGTCCAGTCAGTTTTGTTTCTCGCGTCCTCCGACACTTCTAAGCGGTTGAGACACTCTTCCTTTGTAGCCCTTACAAGTATCTCTCGCGCCCCTAACTCTTTCGCAAGGCGCTCTCTTTCACCTTGCAGAGGATAGCCGCCGATAATGTATGCATTCGACCACTTTCCTTGACGGTACCGCACAGATTCAACTAGTGCTTTATGCATTGCAAATACAACCGCTTTTAGTCTTGGTGGTTTCTCATATCGCGAAAGTCCTGAGACGCACTCCCAAATTGAATCAATATCGACTATCAAGTCTCCTTTGTTCATCGCCTTATCAACATACGTCCTTTTTCCTGCAAGCGGCGGACCATACACGAGATAGACCTGACGCTCCTTCGAGCCTAACTTCTCGTGTATTCGATTGTGACAAACATGATGCACAAGCTGAATGTTGTCCGGATTCAGTGACACCATGACATCGTTTACGTTCTCCTCCGTCAGATGCTCCATGTGATGTCCGATGCAATCATAGTCTTTTACGATTGGCTTGCCGCAGTACTCACATATCGTCTGACCGTTTTCATTCAACCTTTGCAATCGTATCAAGCGGACTGTCTTCCGCCATTCCCTCGACTGATAAAAGTTGGATAATGTTCTCACCAGTCATCCTCCTTTTTGAATTGTCCTTGTGCTTTCGCTAATAGTTCCGACGCTCTCAACCTGTCACGCATCCGCTGCGCTTTGTCATTCATCGTCGCAGTCCAAAACGCTTGCGTCTCCTTGACGTCCGCAATGTGTACCTCCGGGTCATTCATTGCTTCGTTCAGCAGATACTCCATGTAACTTTGTACTGCCGGATGTGCCACTACTTTGTAGGCGTGGCC